TTGACCATAGCTCGCAGTATGTCTATTGCGAGCCTTTTTATTGCATTACCGCGAAGAAAAGCAAAAACGATTGGTCTAATAATTTTAAGCATAATGATAGTGTTAAAAAATAATCGGGAGATAAGTCAGCCAACCTTGTGAACCGCCTTGCCTTTCCTAGATCAGTAGGTTTTCTATGGCTTTCAAGTTAGTAAAGGTATTACAAAAGTACTAACTATCAGGCTTCCCGATTACTTAAATATTAGTACAAATCTATAAAAAAAACTTTAGTTATTACTGTTGTGCCAGTTAAATTAGTGGCACACTAAATTCCTATTGTTTATTAGATGGATTTATAATAAGGGTAACCGCTGGAAGCAGCGGCCCAATGTACCTTGAAAATTGAAAATTATGGCATTAACTGCTTTATCACCATCATCGCATCCTACTGGATTGCATTTTTATCGTAGAAATCCAAATCCAAAAAAAGAGCATCATAGTGATTGTGGAACTAGAGCTATTTGTTTAGCATTAGATCTTCCATACAATAAAGTTTGGAAAGCTGCTACAAAAGCAGTCAGAGATACTACTCCTAAATATAGGTATCATGCAAACATGGCTTGGAAAACAACTAAAGCTACTGCAAATGGTGGTTTAACAAAATGGGCATTAACAAATGCACTTTATAATCTCAATATTTACGATTGGGAATATAAAACTACACGAGACACTATGTTTCTTAAAGGCAACTTTCCTGAGCATTGTATAGCTAATTTAGCTGATCATTATGTGGCTATTAAAGACGGCGCTATTTGGGATACATGGGATTGCAGAGGCAAGAGACCAAAAATCCTTAAAGGCTACTGGTCTAAACTTTAATGTTATTCAGCCCCCTAAATGCAGGGGGCTTTTTTTTGTGGTAATCTATTCGCGTGTGTAGGAGTGCTTGTATGTAACTAGTGGAAACATGGACACACTAGATACTTGCAAGAACTAAGACCTCTTTATAGGGGTCTTTTTTTGTGTCCAGTTTGCTATTAATAATTCTAGTTCTGCTATCCTTTGCTTTGCCGCTTTAATCTTTTCAGAAATAATCATCTGCGAGGTTTAATCTCTGCTAAATGTATCTCAATTTTATTTAGTCGGCTAAATATTTCTCTTAAATCCTCATGATTATCATCCATCTTATCCATTAATATCTCGACCTTTGCAAGAAGGCTTACAACGTCCTCTCTATTTTTTTTACCTCTAAAAGATAACGATCCTACCGAAACAAATATTGCTGTTAAAACAGCCCCTCCAGTTGCAGCAATAAGTTCTACCACTTTACGAGTCCTCAATCTATGAGTATTATGACAGAAAAAGCCTATGGAAACAGAAAAAAGCAAAAACCCATTGCAAAAACTAAAAGAAAACATAACTGATAAAGAAGAACAATTAGCTTTTATTTCAGTTGTAGTAAGACTTGTTGTAGTTGGGTGGAGCGGTTTTATCGTCAGCTTAAACTACATAACAATACCTGGCTATAGTAATGAGCCAAAGGATATAACTTTCCCTGCTTCGCTGCTAACAGGAGCCCTGGCTAGTTTTGGATTAGAGGGTGCAAAAAAACGCGGTGATGGAACATATAAAAAAGAAGATAAACCATTGAACAAAAAAGAAGTCGAACAGTTACTAGCTACACAATCAGGTGGCTATCAAACTATTAGAATAGAAACACCCATCAAAATACTTGGTGCGGAAGTTGTTAATAAAAAAGAGGACAAAAAATGAAAAAGTTATTAGCACTATTATTATTACTTGCACCAACGTCACCAGTTCTGAGTGACATAACGCAAAAATTTACGACATCTGCCCAGATCTCGGTAGATATGCCGTACTCTGTTACGAATAAATTAGGTACAACTTATTCAATATCAGGTAATAATATTACACCATCTGTAACTAGTGGAGGATCAACAACTTCTGGTGCAATTGGAGGACTTAATATTGGCTCGCTTACCGATGGTGTACCTGCTCTCATACAAACTGATAAAGCTATTACAACAGCCGGGTCTGCTTTCTCTCTTACAGAAGCGGTAACTATTGGAGATGCGACTCCATCTGCGGTCACCCCTTCTAGTGGGATTGCAGCATTGCCACACTTGTCTGGACAAACAACAGTTGGATCTGGAGGTACTCTTGGATCTGGAGCAATGACTTCTCTATCATCAGGAGTCCATACATGTAGCGGTGCATTTGGATCAGGTTCTAGCTGCGTGGGGTCAACTACAGTCCAGATAACCATAGATTGAATAGGTTGAAAAAATTAATTTTAATTTTATTACTTTTTTCAGCAAGAACTCTTGCAAATCCTGTAGTACCAACCTTTAGAACCGGGTCATCTTCAACAAATTCTACAAGTCAATCTGTAGTGACAGAATCTATTACGAGCTATCAGTATAGGACAGGCTATTCAGTTGGTGTTAGTGGAACTAACATTGAAAGTGCTGATGTAAATGGATATATTAATGCAATACCAACAGCAGAAGCTACACAAACTGTAAATGGAATTAATTTTTCTTATACGAGTCCTACATTGGAGGGTATGCCTAGATGGAAGATTGTAAACGAGTCTCAGCCATTCAGTTTGGTAGAGACAGTAATGACACCAGGGATCGACACAATAACACAAATAAATCGCACCATAAATACAACAACCACAACCACCGTAGAAACTACCTTTGGGCAATAGGTTTAGCTTTATGTATGCCTGCAAGAACAATGGCAAATACGACTGTGGCATCTCCATCGAGTAATGCCCAGGGTACAGTTAACAATAATGCTACCATGATAGCTCCGCAAAGTACTCCACAATTTAGGATGTCGCAGGGTATTGTCTGTTCTTCTCCTAGCCTTACCATTACACCTTTTCTTACAGACTCATGGTCATTTAACCGACCTATAGAAACAGAAACGGTTCAGCCAATTTACAACGAAGATACTGGTGATATTAAATATTATCAGCGTACACCAAGGTTTGAAAAAGATAACTACAATTTAAACTATGGAATCTCAGCACAGATCAGTATTCCGTTAGGTAAAGCACCTGATTTATGTCTTAGGGCTACAGAAGTAAATATTAAAAATCAAGAATTGTTGTATCAGAAACAGTCACTAGAGATGGCACTTTATCGTTTAGAGGTCTGCGGAAAGCAGGCGAAACTCGGTGTTACTTTTACTGGAAAATATGCAGAGATTTGTGAAGGAATAAAAGTAACAGTACCACCTGGTCAAGTTATTCCACATACACACGAAATTAAGACAAAAAAATAGTTTTTTAAAACTTTATATTCATAGACAAAATCATTCTTAACTTTTTACTTTGAGTAGGAATAGTGTAATGGTTTATAACAGAAGGAAAAATAATAAAATCTCCTTCTTCTACTTCTGAGCTAAAAGTTTCTGTGATACCTTTAGGATTAGTAAATGGTGAAATAAATTGCGTACCTTTATGTTCATTTTTATCAAATTCTATATATAAAACAGAACTAAAACCTATTGCACCATGATTATGGACAGCGTGATGTTGATTTTCGTAATATTTCTGAAACCAAAGATCACTTATATATGAAGAATTTAAGTTAGCTTGTTTATTAAATAAAATAAATTCATTTTTTATTAAATTAAAAATGTTTGTAATACATACTGAACTACATTTACCATAAGTTGTAAACACATTTGATAATGGATCTAAATAATATTCTTTATGATTAGCTAATTGTAAAAATTTTTGTTTTTTATCTTTCCAATCATTAATCTTATATTGATAAAAAGGTATTGAAAACATTATTTTTTTTCTTTTTTGTTTGATAATTTTTTAATTAAATTTTTTACTATTGGTTTTACAAGGTTGAGAATAATTGGTGTAGTCGCAGCCACAGATGCAATAAAAGCAGTAGAGACAACCACGGAAGGACTTGGTATATATTGATCGATGAAAGGTACTTTTTCCCAGACCGCATTGCATGAACCATCAATATCACGTTCATATTTTAACAGCCTCTCAAGCCTAAGCTCATTTTTAAAATCGCCTTGCCTAAATGGTGCATTTTTAGGAGGACATGGTTTATATCCTTCTTCTTTTTTTTTATTTTTTGGTATTTGAGTTGTTGATGGCTTGCCTTCTTGTAATTGTTCTTGTTCTGTAACAGGTGCTTGTTGTTCTGTGATTATTAAATTTTTTGCATCATAAATTAATGGAGTAAAACTTGGATAAGGACAACTTGTTACAACACCATTGGGATCATCTAACAACAAATTTCTATTACCTGTATTCTTTGTATCACGATGATAAGAAGTGCAACCTATCACCTCTATATCTGTTGTATTAAATGAGGGTAATTGTACTTCTGGAATATGAATATCTGGAATATGAATATCTGGAATATTAATTTCTGTCATGCTTTGGGTAATAAACCTCTACAAATGACTCACATTTAAGACAGGAAAGATTTGTAACGATTGAATACTCTTCTTGCAGATGTGGTAAGCAGTCTTCACCAATGCTTTGATCTCCACCCCAAATTAATTCTGCTTTACAGTGCCAACAGTTCATAATTTCATCTTAGGTAAAGCTATTGACTCTCCTGTTGTCTTTGGTAGTGCGTTATTCATGACATTAGGCAAAAGTCCTTTTACTTCTCCTAAAACTTGATTCATAATTTTTGCTTTAAATTGTTCTGATGAAACGTATTTGTATGTAAAAAAACCACCGCCTAGGATTCCTAGCATAAGGATTCCAGTTACGATGGTAATAATGTCTAAAGCTTTTCTCATGGTAAAACAACAAATAGCACGAGCTACAGCATTAATGTCAGTAGTCGTTTTGCTTCTTATTGTAGCTATCAGCCCTCTTTATGTCACTATGGGTTTAATGACAAGACAAATGCAACATAAAACTAATTAAATCTATACTTAAGACCTATTTTACTTGCATAGGAATTTACTGTATCTGTAACGATAGAAAACTCTCCATAAACATCAATGTTGTCTGAAGCTGTTACAGTACCACCAACTTTACCAGAAAAGTTTGTTTCTGAATCTGCATTATCTGGGTTGTTAAGATACGCTCCACCTTGAATATAGTAGCTGCCAAAAGCATTACCATCTTCGTACCCTAAATGAGCGTCCGTTCCGCTTCCTGTAAAATTTTTTCCCGTGTAAGAGCCATTGTTCTCTACTGATAAGTAGAATCCAGCAAATGCAGGTGTTGATAGTGCTGATACAGCAGCTATTGTTAATACTTTTTTTAGCATTTTTAAAAAATTAAAATTATATACTAATTGTTTTTAAAAAAAAATCAATGTTACTCAGACTGTTCCTCTTGTGTCTCGTCTGGTTTTAGGATATCTTCTACAGCAGCGATGCCACCTTTAAGTTCAAATATTCTTTGCTTGCAATTTTCAACTACTTGAGTTGCTTGATTAAAGTTATTTACTACCTGTTGTAATTCAGAATTTAGAGCTTCTAGTTTTTGCTGTGGATCGACTGCCATAAAAAATAAATTTAATAATTAGCCTTCATTATATACTTCTTTAACCCAAGTAACATTTTCCTCATCCCAATTATAAACAAATCCTGTTTCTAAACCATTTGGGTCAGGA